GGCTAGATGGGCTCGGTAGCCCCATCGTAAGATTCTAGAGTTCTATCGCTCCCTGGATTAAGCAATTAGTCTAGGATTGAGATTCTCTTACCTAACCACCTACTTCATTTGAGCAATCTTTTGAAGTATTCACTTAATTAGAAAAGATGAAAACAAATTATAAAACAATACAAAAAGTATTATATTGGATTACAATATGTTGGTTTAAGAATATTCCTAAATCTATTTCCATTGGATCGTCTTGGTTAAACCAAGTCGAAAAATGGGAAAAATCTAATGGATCTGTATGGACCATCGCTCATGTAAAAATGATGCGACAGCTGTTATTTTCCTATTTATCTGGTAATCCTCAAAAAGAGGTTAAACAAATAATTGGAATTAACAGAAATACAGGTCTTCCTAAAGCGTTCAATGACTTTAGTCATTTAATAACTAGTGGGAAACCACAAGAAATTAGGTTCATCTTGACTCTTCTTTCTATATCAAGGTTATTACCTGGTATGAAGAAACCGGATCTTTCTACTATAACAAAACCATCTAATGCTAATTCTACCTTTATCAAAGGATTAGAATTCCATATGGATAGTTTCCTTAAGGAATTTAATTGGAATTATAAAATTCCACATTGGTTCAATAAGGATAGTATGAGATTTAGTCCAAAATCTGGACCAAACGGTTCTGCATCCCGGACTGCTCTATTCGATTTAGTATGTATGCCACCGATGTTGAGAAACATCTTAGATGGTACCAATATTAAATTTACTTTGAAGGAGTACGGAGATTTACTCGAACCCTCTAGAGTTAAATTCTACCATCTTGTTCAGAATTTGTGGCCTAAATTTGAAAGATCCAATGCTGAAATTAAGAAAGCTAATTCTAAGGAGACTAATGTCTTCAAAAGAAAATCTCTCTTATCTTCAACTTGGTTCGATCAATTCAGATCTCAAACCATGAATGGGTATGTGAGAAAACTATCAATCGTGAATGATCCTGAAGCCAAAGCGCGAATTATCGCTATCTTTGATTACTGGAGTCAGTCATTTTTAAGACAGATTCACGACATTCATTTCAATTTCTTGAAACGAATACCCACAGATAGAACTTTTACTCAGGATCCTATACTACCTGTACCTCCAATAGGACATAAATATTATTCTTTCGATTTGTCAGCCGCTACAGACAGGTTCCCTATGGCTCTTCAAGAGCTTTTAGTGAAACACATGTTTGGAGAGGATCTGGCTACTCGATGGAGAATGATATTAACTTCTTTCGAATTTGTTGTTCCATGGGAGTCAACTGAAAAGGAAGCAAAATTTGTTTCTTATGCAGCTGGTCAACCTATGGGTGCATATTCTTCTTGGTCTACATTTACAATTACACATCATTTCATTCTCTTTGTTATTCACAAAGAATTGAAGCTAGATCAATACTATTACCAAATTCTTGGTGATGATATTGTTATCTGGCATGATGCGGTTGCTAAGTTATACCTTGAGTATATGAAAGAACTTGATGTTGGAATTTCCATTCCAAAATCAAATATTTCATATAATATGTACGAATTCGCAAAAAGAGTCTTTATTGATGGTATAGAAGTAACTGGGATCCAATTGGGAGGTTTCGTTAATGTAATAGGTAAGTATCATCTGGTTTACCAGAACTTATTTACTTTAATTCATGAGAGACGTTATAGTCCTCTTGGATTCATTACGATACCAGAGATTTTGGACCAATTACACATTGTTCTAGGTCTCAAACCACGAATGAGAAAGAATTTATTTTCTAGAGTGAAATTATTGCACGCCGTAAATTATTTTATACATTTCCAAGATAATAGGTTATTAGTCGAAAGACTTAATGAACTTTATCCGGAAAATGGTTACAGTTTCAGTTTACCTGAGATTGAATTTAATAATATAATTTATTTAGCATGTGATAAGATCCTAAGAAAAATTAATGCTCAGTACATAGATTATGCTAAAAGTCTTATGACTAATAGTAGACTTGTGGAACAAGCTGCAATTGGATTGGGATCTCCTTACGACGTATTCACTTCTCCTCTCTATTATATATCAAAACTCCCAATAATGAGGGGATTGATAAACAATATTGTTCTTCAAAATAAAGCCAGAAAACTGGACTCGATTAAAGACTTAGTGAAAGCAATTGCTTTACCTAATGACAATATCTTTGAGAAGAGAAATGGAATTCTCTTAGCAAATTGTAATGCAAAACTCGCTAAAATCTTTTTAGCAGAATTTAAATCATTACGGATTGATGAGAGACCAGCCAATATGCCCGAACTCAACTTAGGAGGAACTGTGTTATCATACATAGTTTCAGATTTAAATAGACCTGTTAGTAGAACTATAGGTCTTGGTTTAGATCCACCTCAGCCAAAACCGAATCCCTATGGGGATCCGTATATGACCTCTGGTGGTTATCCGAATATGTATTAAACTATCATACTCACTAGCATCTAACGATCGAAATTCCCGGTATCCTTTACAGGACCGCAGGGGCCGTACCAATAGATGTGGTAATCAATATAATATTTCAG